TCTTTTTCTAAATAACTGTCTAGCTTCTGCTGATGCAAACTTATCCCTGACCCGTGAGCAATTAGATATCAAAGATGTTACTTTGATATTCGACAATGAACCTAGAAATAAAGAAATTGTTTCTCTCATGGAAAAAGCTGTGAAAACCGGTAATAAAATCGTGATCTGGCCAAACACCATGATAGGAAAAGATATCAATGAATTTATTATGAATGGTATTTCATCCGATGAAATTGAAAGTATCATAAGTAATAACACCTTCACAGGTATTCAAGCACAACTAAAATTTAATATGTGGAAAAGATTATGAAAGTAAACTTAGTGAGTTATAGTAAACCTACTGTTGAGTTTCAACAGGAAGGAATTGAGAATATTCAGGATCTTATTGCTTTTTGTGCAAGAGTATCTAACCCGAGCAATCAGTTTAATACCGAGTCATCACAAAAGTTAATCAACTATCTTGTAAAGAATGCCCACTGGTCACCTTTGGAGATGGTTAGTGTTTGCCTTGAGATTGAAACAACAAGAGATATCGCTAGGCAAATCTTGCGGCATCGTTCGTTCTCTTTTCAAGAATTCTCACAACGTTATGCCGATCCAACTAAAGACCTGTCATTTGTTTTGCGTGAAGCAAGACTACAGGATCAAAAGAATCGGCAGAACTCTGTAGAATTAGAGGACACTCTGTTTGCTGATAATTTGAAAGAACAATGGAAGTGGAAACAAGAAGCAGTTATTGCAGCAGCTACTGATGCATATAAATGGGCAATCAATCATGGTATTGCTAAGGAACAAGCTCGTGCAGTATTACCAGAAGGACTTACCGTTTCTAGAATGTATATGAGTGGTACACTAAGATCGTTTATACACTTCATTCAAGTTAGAAGCGGTAACGGAACACAGAAAGAACATATGGAAATTGCCAAGAAATGTGCTGAGGTGATCAGTGCAATTTTCCCAATGGCAAGTGAGTTTGTAGAAAAATAAAAAAACAGGAGCAGTTAATGGAAGATATCGTACATGGTATTAAGGTGGAATATTCACGTGACGGATTGTTTGACGAATTGGGCATCAAACGATTGCGTGAATCATACATGAAAGAAGAAGAAAAGTCACCACAGGAGAGGTTCGCATATGTCTCGAAAGCATTCGGGTCAAACGAGAGTCATTCGCAAAGATTATATGACTACAGCAGTAAGCATTGGCTCAGTTATTCTACTCCCATTCTTTCTTTTGGGCGTTCTAAGCGTGGCCTTCCTATATCATGTTTCCTCCCTTATCTGCACGATAGCGCAGAAGGTTTGGTCGATTGTTTATCGGAAGTAAATTGGTTGTCGATGTTGGGTGGCGGTATCGGTATTGGTTTGGGTATCCGTAGTGCTGATGATAAATCCACAGGTATTATGCCTCACCTTAGAACCTATGATGCCAGCACTCTAGCCTATAAACAAGGAAGTACTCGTAGAGGTTCTATCGCTGCATATTTGGATATCAGTCATCCTGATGTTTTGATCTTTTTAGATATGCGTAAAGCAACAGGTGATCAGAACATGAGAACCCTCAATCTGCACCATGGTATCAATATCACCGATGATTTCATGCAATTGGTTGAAGCCTCGATGTTGGATAAAGATGCCGATGATACTTGGTATCTACGTGATCCACATAATAATGAAGTGCGAGATAAGGTATCAGCAAGAGAACTCTGGCAGAAAATTCTTGAGATGCGTATGTTGACCGGCGAACCCTATCTTCATTTTATTGACACAAGTAATGCCGCCATGCCTGAATTTCAGAAGGCAAAAGGTCTATCGATTAAACAATCAAATCTCTGTTCCGAGATCATTTTACCTACCGATAAAGACCGCACAGCTGTATGTTGCCTGTCTTCTGTCAACCTTGAACACTATGATGACTGGAAAAATGACAAACTCTTCCTGAAAGATGTTGCAGAGATGCTGGATAATGTGTTACAATACTTCATCGACAATGCTCCTGATACAGTAAGTCGTGCAAAGTTTTCAGCAATACAAGAACGTAGTATCGGTATTGGTGCCCTAGGATTTCATGCATACTTACAGAAAAAAGGTATTGCATTTGAAGGTGTGATGGCAAAAGTTGCAAATAATAAAATCTTTAAATCAATCAGAGAGGCATTAAACGATGCTAATATTCAACTTGGAAAAGAACGGGGTGAGGCTCCTGACGCTATGGGCACTGGTCTTCGTTTTAGTCATGTTATGGCCATTGCTCCTAATGCTAGTTCTTCCATTATTATGGGTAATACTAGCCCTAGTATTGAACCTTATCGGGCTAATGCTTACCGTCAGGATACTTTGTCAGGTTCTCACTTAAATAAGAATAAACACCTCGCTAGTCTGTTACAGAGTAAAGGATTGACTGATGAACAACTACAAGACACATGGTCCAGTATTATTGCCAATGATGGTTCTGTTCAGCATCTAGATATTTTAGATCAGAACGAGAAAGATATATACAAGACTGGTATGGAGATTGATCAGAGATGGGTAATCGAACATGCAGCTGACCGTCAAGCATGGATTGATCAGGCACAATCGTTGAATGTATTCTTCCGACCAGATTCACACTTGAAGTATATTCATGCTGTACATTTCATGGCATGGAAACTCAAATTGAAAACATTATACTACTGTCGTTCAGAAAAATTAGCAAAGGCTGATAAGGTCTCCAGAAAACTTGAGAGAGAAATCATCAAAGAATTGGACTTGAGCGCAATCGTTGATGGTGATACTTGTTTAGCATGTGAGGGTTAACTATGAAATTTATTAGTGATGAGGACTATAAAGGTCTGAGAGAATGGACTATGAAATACATCGATCAAAGGTGTATTCATCGTGTTCTTCCGGGTCAACAGAGATTGCCAGGTAAAACTCCAGGTAGCACCTATACTTGGATGTTTCAATTGAGAAGAGGATTGTTTGACCACAAATTCTCCTCAGCAATTTCTCAGATGTTTATCTATAAAATGGAAAAGGAAATCGGACATTTTGATTTTCAACTCGCAGGACTTGAAACAGCCTCAACACCATTGTTGACATCAATACCCCTAGTTGGTAGAGTATTTGGTCTGAATCTTAATGCATTTTCGATTAGAAAAGAACAGAAAGAATATGGATTAATGAATTGGATCGAAGGTGTTCCAAATATGAAACCTGCTATGTTGATCGATGATCTTTGTAACTCTTCTGCTTCACTTAGAAAGGCCTATGATATAGTGAATAGTTCCCATGTTAATGAAGAACCATTGAAAGTTTTTGACAAAGCTTTTACCATTGTTAATAAATCGAACCAACAAGTACACTCTGAACAGAGGCAGAATTCAGACTTGTATTTACCAAAAGAAATTAAAGTAATCAGTCTATTTAACCTAGACGATTTCAACTTAAGTAATCCATCACATTGAGAAAAGAGAAATGAGCAACAAGACATCAAAACTTACAGATACAAGAGACGCATTTAAGCCATTCAATTATCCGTGGGCATATGACGCATGGCTTAAACACGAACAAAGTCATTGGCTTCACACCGAAGTTCCTATGCTGGAAGATGTTAAAGATTGGAAGAAGAGATTATCCGCAGAAGAGAAACAGTTCCTTACACACATTTTTAGATTCTTCACACAAGGTGATATCGATGTTGCAGGTGGTTATGTTCGTAACTATTTGCCATATTTTCCACAACCAGAAGTGAGAATGATGTTGATGGGTTTTGCTGCACGTGAAGCCTTACATATTGCTGCATACTCACACTTGATTGAAACTCTTGGTCTACCTGAAACCATGTACAATGAATTTCTTGAGTACCAAGAAATGAAAGACAAACACGATTATGTATTGGATATTTCATCGAAGAATGGTTCTAAAGAGAACACCGCACGACACATTGCGGTGTTCTCCGCATTCACCGAAGGTATGCAATTGTTTAGCTCCTTTATCATGCTGTTGAATTTCCCACGACATGGTAAGATGAAGGGTATGGGTCAGATTGTTACTTGGTCGATTGTTGATGAGACAATGCATGCTGAGTCTATGATGAAATTATTCAAGACATATATCAAAGAAAACAATGAAATCTGGAATGATGAGTTGAAGTCTTCTATCTACACTATCGCAGAGAAGATGGTTGAACTAGAAGATAAGTTCATCGATTTAGCCTTTAGTGTAAATGAGATGGAAGGTCTAACATCTGAAGATGTGAAAAAATATATTCGTTACATCGCTGATCGCCGTTTGATTGGCCTTGGCATGAAAGGTATATTCCATGTTCGTAGAAATCCTCTACCATGGGTTGAAGAGATGATTAATAGTCCAGTACACACCAACTTCTTTGAGAATCGTGCTACTGATTATGCTAAGGGTGCATTGTCAGGAACTTGGGGTGATGTTTGGGGGAAAGCATAATGTATGGAGATAATGATCCAGTAATTGCGGAGAGAAGAAAGATTTGCAAATCATGTGAACACAATATCACCATGTTTTATATGAAAGTTTGCAATCTCTGTAGCTGTCCGATATCCAGTAAGACATATGTTAAATCTTCAGAATGTCCAATCAAGAAGTGGGAGAAAGTAGAATAGAGTGGTGATATATAGTACCAGGAGGTGCTGAATATGGCTACTATTAAACATACATGTGAAAACTGTGATAACAGTTTCACTATAAAGTATGATGAGGAAGTTTGTGAATCTGATCCAATATTCTGTCCATTTTGTGCAGAGATGTTGTTTCTTGATGATGAAAGTAAAAACGAAGATGAAGACCTGTGATTGGACATATAAAGGTCAAACATTTACTGAAGAAGGTGTTGATGGCAATTTCGGTTTTGTGTACGAAATTGTCAACACATCGAATCAAAGACGATATGTTGGTAAGAAGTTCTTCACCAAATCTGGCAGAAAACAAATCAAAGGTAAAACAAAAAAGGTTCGCCTATCATCAGGATGGGAGAACTATTGGAGTTCGTCCGAGGAATTGAAGTCCGATGTAAAAACCTTTGGTGAAGAGAATTTTACACGTACTATCTTATATCTCTGCAAGACTAGATCGGAATGTTCTTATAAAGAAACAAGAGAGATATTCTTAAGAGATGCACTATTAACAGAAACCTACTATAACCGATGGGTGAGTTGCAAGATACACAAAGCTCACGTAATTAATAAACTGTAAAGGAAAAATATGGCTCGAAAACAAACAGTTGACATTGATATTGAAAACAAAGTTACCACACCAAAACCTGGTACACATCTCAGGATTAGAATTGACGATTTAAAGACCTTTGACCCTCTGACCGAGAATCAGAAAATTTTCTTCGAGGCTTACAAACGTCAAGATTACTTTGTCGCTCTACATGGTGTTGCTGGAACAGGTAAAACTTTCATTGCAATGTATAAAGCTCTAGAGGAAGTTCTTGATAAATCAAACCCATTCAATAAGATCATCATAGTCAGGTCGGCTGTTCAATCAAGAGAGATGGGACATTTACCTGGTGATGTTGGTGAGAAGATGGAAATCTATCAACAGCCATATAGACAAATATGCCACACACTCTTTGGTCGTAATGATGCTTATCAACGATTAGAAGAACAGGGTTATATTGAATTCATCAGCACATCATTTATTCGAGGTATGTCATTTGATGATGCCATCATTATTGTAGATGAGATGCAGAACATGAATTTCGAGGAAATTGATACTGTCATGACACGTGTGGGTTATCGTTCAAAGATCATATGGTGTGGTGATTATCGTCAGACCGACCTCAGAAAAACTAATGATAAGTCTGGCCTATTGAAGTTCTTCGATATTGCACACCATATGGGTGCATTTACACGCATTGAATTTTCTGTTAATGATATCGTAAGATCATCTCTGGTTAAGGATTATATTTTAGCTAAATTGAAATATGAAGACTCTATTACTGACTAATTGTGCTATTGCAACATAAATACATGAGTGCAAGAGCACATAACAATTAGGAGATAACATGAATTTTTTCAATCCAGAATCCACCATTACACAGATGAACACAAAAACAAAAGAGTTTACAGAATCTTTATTCGATACATATGAGGCCTTTCAGGTGTCAAATATCAAATCTTTTGATAAACTCACCAATAACCTATTCACCTCATACTCGGATAACGCAATTCAATCCATTAAAAAAATAAATAAGAGTGTAAAGGAAGTTGTTATTCCAGGAAAATAATTCCATAGGTTTGAGATGTAAACTGATGAAAAATGAAAAGAAGTCACAAAAAACTGTGTTACAGTTTAATGAAGTAAGGAACAAGACGAAACACTTTATGGCCGTTCAGAAGAATGGATGGGCCATAAAATTTTCGATCTATGATGAATACCACATACTTCTAATGATGATTTCTATTCATACCTCACAATTAATAATCCGATACTATTTGGATGAAAATGATGCGGTTAAATTCATAAATCGGATAACAAGCGAAGATTCTCAGTATGTAATAGAATTGTGATGAGGAATATGTTATAATATAGATTCTTACCTCTTTTGGAGATTATTATGAGTAATGAAGTTTTCAAATTCCTAAATTCTCGCAGAATTCTTAACACTAAAAATGCGATGATGAGACAGAAGAAAATTGCCAGTGTTCATGGCATTCAGGTAAATGAGGAGAGTCCGCATTTTTTTCATAAGAAACATGCCTTAACCTGTGGTAATAGTAATTGTGTGATGTGTTCTAATCCAAGAAAAATATGGGGTGAGAAAACGATACAAGAGAAATCTTTTGAACAAAGAGCTTTGTATCGTGAAGAGGAATATGACGAGTAATAATGGCTAACCCAGTATACAGAAAAAAGAATTGTCCTCAATGTGGCATAGAACATAGAAAGAAAGGTCCTTTCTGTTGTCAAGGTTGTCATAATACCTTTAGAGGTCAAACCGAAGCAACAAGACTTAAACAATCAATCAGTGCAAAGACAAGCATAGATGCTCGTGCAGCAACTCAACTACTAAAGACCAATAGCATGTTGCATAAGTTAGGCGAAGAGGCTCTGACCACGGATGATTATTACTTGGAAATTCCAGATATTGATAGTCTGAATGGTGAAGAGAAGATTAATTGGTAGATAAATACATATACTAACCAAAGAGGTAGAAATGGCAACCGTACTAAAAAACCAAATTTTAGAAGATGCTGGAACGATCACCGGTTCTGAATCATCGGGTGGTAATCTGACACTCAGATCGACAACCAATGCAACTAAAGGTCGTGTTATTGTTGATGAGACCACCGAATCCAGTTCAAACACTACTGGCGCATTCACCGTTGCTGGCGGTGTAGGTATCGCAAAGAAACTGTATACTGGTGGAAATATTGTGGGACCTGGCCCCTCTATAGCTTCAATCGACGGATACTTAATAGACTGCGGAACTTATACTTAATAATGGAGATTTGATATGAAAGGTATGTGGCAAATGTGGGAGTCTTACGTCCCATCAGATATATGTGATCAGATTGTGCAAGAAGGTTTAAAAAATCCTAGTACCGAAGGTAAGATTTTTGCTAATAGTCAAACACAACCAAAGATCAGAAATTCCACTATCTCATGGATAAACTATGGTGATGAAACTTTTGAAGATGTCTGGAAATTTGTAGAAAGGAAGTTCTATGTAGCCAATGCAAACTGTTTTGGTTTGGATATCAACTATTTACCAGCACTACAATTCACCAATTATAAATCCTCAAATGAGGGACATTATGATTGGCATGAAGATGTTTTTTGGGAAGAAAATCTAGTTTCCACCAGAAAGTTATCTATGGTCATTCAATTGACAGATCCATCTTTATATACCGGGGGTAATTTGGAACTTCAAGTTCCTCAACCACCAGAAATTAATAAATTGAGACAGAAAGGTACAATAATTATTTTTCCATCTTTCATTAAACATAGAGTAACGAAACTTGAGTCAGGAGAAAGAAATTCTCTTGTCGCATGGATAGAAGGTCCTCCATGGAGATAAATAAACCACTATGGCATTTAGAATAAAAATACCCTTCAATACAAATTCTGGAGTTGTTCCTACTCCGGGTGATTTGGAAACCGGTGAATTAGCAATCAATGTTGCTGATGGTCGTCTTCGTGTAAAACATAATGATGGAACAATGCAATTACTCGACGGTCCTACAGGACCCCAAGGTCTTCAAGGTCCAACAGGACCTACAGGAGCTCAAGGTCTTCAAGGTCCAACAGGATCTACAGGCTCTACCGGTCCTCAGGGACCAATTGGATTGCAAGGTCCAGCAGGTTTAACAGGACCTACAGGACCTACAGGACCCCAAGGTCTTCAAGGTCCAACGGGAGTAATTGGATCACAAGGACCTACAGGACCTCAAGGCGGCCAAGGTCCACAAGGACCATTAGGAGCTCAAGGTCTACAAGGATTTCCTGGTCCAATGGTAACAGGTCCCATTGGTGCAACAGGTCCCACTGGATCTCCAGGGCCTGCTGGTCCACCTGGAATTATAATATGTGCATGATAAGGAAAATTAATGGCAGTTAAAATTAGAATACCATATAACACAACCTCAAGCACAGTACCAAATTCTGGAAATTTTCAGGTTGGCGAAATGGCTGTAAATACTGCTGATGCTGTAATGTGGGTTCGTTCGAATGATGGTAGTATGAGGTCCGTAAATTTCACTGGACCTACAGGACCTCAAGGAATAACCGGCCCGCAAGGTTCGACCGGTACTACAGGAACTCAAGGCACACAGGGACCACAAGGACCTATTGGATTACAAGGATCTACAGGACCTCAAGGCGGCCAAGGACCGAAAGGTCTATTAGGACCACCAGGATTAACAGGACCACAGGGTGCCAGAGGGTCAACTGGATCAATTGGAGTTATGGGTGCAACAGGACCAATTGGAGCTCCGGGTGCAACAGGACCAATTGGTGCAACAGGTGGTACTCCATCAGTCGGAATTCCAGGACCACAAGGACCTACTGGACCACAAGGACCTACTGGACCACAAGGTACACCTGCTTCTTGTCTCTCACCTGACACCAGTGGCGACGCCGGTGGCGACGCCGGTGGCGACGCTCCATAAAATTTCAAAAATGTAATAAAAAGTGGCATTCATAAAAAAATAAAGAAACACAAATAAAAATGGCAGACGGGATAGTGCTTAACAAAATGCAAAATACGGAACTAACATGGCAATAAAAATAAGATTTCCATACAATACGAATGCAGCGAATATTCCTAATCCCGTAAACTTTGTTACTGGTGAACTTGCTGTTAATACTGAGAGTGGAAATATTTGGGTTCGCCATACTGATGGTACAATGAAACTCATCACCAATTCATCAACAACAGGACCTCAGGGTTCAACAGGACCAACAGGACCTCAAGGCACACAGGGACCACAGGGATTACAAGGTTTAACTGGACCAACTGGATCAACAGGACCTCAAGGCACACAGGGACCACAAGGACCACAAGGTGTTCCGGGTGATTCCGGACCACAAGGACCACAGGGACCACAAGGATTACAGGGATTTCAAGGATCTACGGGATTAACTGGACCACAAGGCGGAGCTGGACCACAAGGACCACAAGGACCATTAGGACCTCAGGGTTCTCCATCACCTCCTGGTCCCCAAGGCCCCACTGGTGGAACTGGTGCTACTGGACCTACAGGAGCTCCAGGTAATAATGTAACTTGTCCTTGTCCCGCACCTGACACCGGTGGCGGTGGCGATGATGGTTTATAAAATTTCAAAATACGGAACTAACATGGCATTCATAAAAAATAAAGAAACACAAATAAAAATGGCAGACGGATCACTAAAATATGTCGATGACATTGTTCCTGGTGATTGGATAGAAGATAGGGACAGCTTTCCTACCAATGTCAGAGGTGTGCAGAATTATGTACACCCATCCGATTTCCATTGTGTCCGAATTAATGATGAATTGACGGTGACATCCGATCAAGTTTTTGTTGGACAAGATGGATATTTCTATCTCATTGATGGATTGAATAATCCACTTTTTCATAGGTATAATCAAGGTATTCAAACTTTCAACACATATCGAGATTTAATCAGCACTAGACCTATAGCCTGTCTACCAGAACATCTTATAAAACCTCTTGTTGTTGGCACGATGTTGGAAGGAGAAAATGTATCAATTGAAGTTGAAAGTATAGAGACTGTATACCCATTAACAAAAGTACCTCCTTCAAAATCTTTGATGAAAGAAATTTACTCAAAAGATACATCGGAAATTGTTATCGAAAATATGGATATAAATGATTATATTAGACATGATGTTAAGGTTGTTCGATTGGTCACACACAGAACAGGTACAATGACGGTCAACGGTTACAAATGTCTTGGTATACCGTGTAATGAATGGAACTATGAATCTAATAGTTTTGAAGAACCAGATAGTTTTGAGATTGTTGTTGATGTGCTGACAGGAAGGTATATAAAAGAAAGGTCGTAAATTATGTCTATTCGTGATGATTTGAGAAGTAAATTGATCAGTGATGCAGTGATTCTAGGTGAGTTTGCAGTGAATAAGACGAACCGAATCATGTTCGACACTAGAGAGGCATTGCTTGAAGGTAAATATTTAAAGTTAGCTGGTGAACTAATGTGGGACAAGATAAAGTCCCACAATCCAACAGTAATATATGGGAATGGTCTGGCATCATTCCCATTGTTATCTTCCATACAGATTGCCGCAGCGAATGACGGCACATCTATCAAAACATTATTAATACGTGATGTAAGAAAAAACCGAAACCGACACAGATTAATTGAAGGTCCCAGACCTAATATTGATGAGAGAGCTGTATTCATTGATGATCTAATGAATACTGGTACAACATACAAGAAATGCCAAGATGCATTAATTGAAGAGAGTATTCAATTACAGACCATTGCTTGTTGTGTATTGATAGATTTCTATCGATTCAGAGGGTCGAGAAGACTCAGAGCTCTAGGTATGCCGGTTGAATATGTATTCAGTCGCCGTGAATTGGGTGACACACGTGCAGATGATACCAATCCAAAGGTCAACAATAAAGTGTTATGGCGCAACCTTACAACAAACCAATGGCCAGAATTTAAAGGTAAGACAATACCAAAGATTATAGGTAATAAGGTATATTATGGCAATGATCGACATGAAATATACTGCCACGACACCGAGACTGGTGATATTCTATGGAAATTTCAGGGACCAAAACCTTATATGCAGAAAGGTCTTGGTGCAGAGATTGTTATCGACCGAGAGAATCTAATTGTCACCTCATATGATGGTGCCATTTATAAGATGAACAGACACACGGGCCAATTAGTGTGGAAGAGACACCTAGATATGTACCTTCATTCGGTGCCTCACGTGGACTATAATAGAATATATGTTGCAACAGAAGGTGGTATTAATCTAGCAAGAGGTGATATTGTTTGTCTTGATAATAGAACAGGCGATACGATCTGGAGATATGAAACGAAAGGCGGTGTGATACCATGCTCACCTAATCTATTACATAATATGGTCATATGTGGATCAAACAATGGTAATCTATACAGTTTGAACCCATTAACAGGCCAATTGAATTGGGTCGTTGAAGGTATCGGCGAGGTCAAAGGTCGTGCCAATACTATTGATGATGTGATTATTGTTACTACTGAAGACGGTAAGATATATGGTATCAGTTTGACCGGTGACATACTCTGGCAAAAACCATGCGGTACATATTCTAGGCACCAGTTTTTACCGGTGCATACAGTACATAAATTGGTCTATGTAATAAATGCAGATGGTATGTTGGCCGCATTTAATAAGTATGGCAACAAGATTTGGATTCGAAGACTGAGAGCTGATGGTGCATGGAACTTAACACTCAAAGGTAATGAATTGATATCAATCACGACAGAAGGACATATTGATATGGTTGATCCTGAAACTGGACACAAGATTAGATCAGAAAGATTAGGGTATGAGGTTAGATGCCCATGCGATTTCAATGATAAGTATATTGCAGTGAACAGTATTAGTAATGGTTTTTATTTTTATGAGAGACTGAAATGATTAAGATTGTATTAGATGTGAAAACTTTGCGAGTCATATATTATACTGAGGATGCCAATCAGAACCTCGTTATACATTATGATACGATACTGTTTGAATATGATAAACCTTTACCAAATGGTATGACACTAACCAATTGTTGGAACTGGAGACTGGTCGGTGATACATTCGTGCCTGATACACCACAGATCAATACACCACACACAGTACTGGAACATAACAGGAATGAGGTCAGGAGACTACTGGAACAAAAAATCAATGAATGTCGTAGTGGTCTGAATCTATATTCTCAAATATTAAATATAAAAACAAATGATATCAAGACAGGTAACATGGATTTTATCACCTTACTTGCACAGGCCAAAGGGGTAACATTGGAATATTATGTTGACATGGTTGACAAAGAAGATTATAATCTCGGTGTAGTCCTTAGAAACACAGAGATTAACTATGAGTACTTTAACCGGTTAATTATCTCCTGTATGGACATGGAACAATTATTTGCAATACGTGATAGAATATTCAATACCGACTTGAAGGAACTATTAAATGACTACAGATGAACTGGTTAACTTGGTTGCCGAGTTAGCACAAGAAGTTGATAAAGAAGACCCAATAGATTTTGGTATGTTGCAACTTGATGAGGGTTCAGTCTGGCATCTAATGTCCGTCAATGTTGTAGAGAAGTATCTTGAAATGAGTGATGATCGTGTGGTTATGCTGGCCACTATCACCAAACTATTGGTTGAGAACTTCATTCTAAACTATAAATTGATGCATGGTAAATGACCAAAGAAGAACTAATCAGTCTTATAGAACAAACCAAACTACAATTCAACAATAGACTATTGGATCATTATTGTGACCAATTGATTGATGCTGCAAACATCAGTACAATGAAAGGTGATTGGTTGTCTCTGTCAAGAAGTTTAGGTAACTTTGATCTTAAATCTAAAAAGAAGAATGAGTTAATTACTGTATTAGATAATGATATCGATGTATCGGGAATGTTGGAAGAGGTCAGGTCACAAGAATCGAACTGGTATATTGATACTAGTAGACAACAATACAACAAAGAACAGGTCGATACTGAATATATTCCTCTTGTCAAACCGATAACATTATTAGGTGTTACAGGTAATCCATCCATGTGGAACTCACACCGATACACGCCAACACCATTATATGAAAAGTATCCGAATATTGTATCATGGCTGAATAACTTTTCATTGAAATATGGTGAGAAGATTGCTCGTGTTGCCTTGGTCAGATTGAAGGTTGATGGGCAAGTTAAGTCTCATATAGACTTTGGTGAATACTACAGACACCGTAACCGTTACCACCTATGCCTTGACGGTGCATATTACTACCATGTTAATCATGAGAGTAAACTAATAGAGGCCGGCACTCTGTTTAGATTTGACAATGATATGCCTCATTGGGCAGTCAATGAGGGTAATAAGCCACGAATATCGGTAATATTTGATACCGAGTCTTGACATAGAGATCAACTTCTGTTACTATCCATGTACCAAAGGACTATATTATGCATGAATACCATTACACCGAGATTAGACTGTCCCGTGAATTAACGGCAGCCATTGCCGAACTAAACGAGCAATACAAAAACATTATACCAAATAGTATCTGGCAACCATACCTGAAACTACTTGAACACTATGAACGTGAGAAGGCAAATGATATATCATGAAAGAAAGGTGTGAATGGCTAGTGATTGCAATGTACGGGAGAGAAGGTGCCAAGGTCTGGTGGGAGACACCTAATATCGCATTTGACATGAAACCACCCAATGATGTGGATGTAAGAATACTATATGATTTTTTAACGGATTATGAAAATGAATGAAATATATGATATACTAATAGAAGAATGTGCCGAAGTAATCCAAGCCATTAGTAAAGTAAAGAGATTCGGTATTGATAGTGAGATCGGTGTATTCGATGAAACCAATAGAGACCGATTAGAACAAGAGATCGGAGACTTACTGACCATGATCGACCTGTTATATGTAAGAGGTATTATTAACGAAAAGAATGTATTAGAGGCTCAACAACGAAAGGTAGCGAAACTCAAGTTATGGTCTAAGATATACGAGGAATAATCATGAAATATAAAACCTTTAGATACAACCAGATTATTAAATTCTTCTTAGACAATAACATGCCACTCACCAGACAACAAGTAGAATTAATAGCGTCCAAAGTGAGAGAGGAAGTGGATGCTAGAGATAAGACAATAGAAAAGAGAAGTATTAAGAAGGTAAAGAAACCTAAAGAATCGTCCGAGTGGAAAAAATACAAGTACAATTGTATATCTGATGGTATAAAACCTATGTCATATGATAAGTGGCTTAATATTAGAATAGATAAGAAGAAACAAGAAGATATGACACGATGGGAAAATGCCAAGACCGCACCTACTATATGGGATAAAATTGATAAAGATACAGTCTTTGAGAAAACTCTGAGAATAAGAACGGGTTCCGAATTCGATCCAACAATGGGTAATAGATAAGAATAATATACTATAATCCACAGATATATTAGAAAATTATTCTAATAACCATCGGTATAGTAGAATAAAATGTTATAGTTACCGGACTGCCAAAAAAACAGTATTTATGTGAGATTTTGTGCGACAATCCGTTGTAAGTTACTCTGAGAGTCTGTTGTATTCCCGCAACAAAAGACTTGACAACCCCACGATAATTGACTATAATGATAAGTATAATTGAAAAGGATTTTAAAATGGATATTCGAATTAAAGCGGCACTCCGCATGGCAGCGGTATTTGGGTGGGCATTTGTTGGTGTTGCTGTCTTCTATTTACTGACAATGTTTCTATCGGATGCAATGATTATCGGTATTATCGTTGGCGCACTGGTCGGTATACTCATGTATAACCTCTACCGAATCTTTCTGGCCATGGAAGAAATGAAGGAACGGAACAAGAAATAACTGTTGTATTTTGGCACCAGTGGTTGCCAGTATAGAGAAAATAGACTATACTGGTATCTCTAATCGAAAAGGATATTATCCATGCGTACCTTAGTATATAACGGTGTTACTCTGAAAGTTTCTGGTCCATCCATTGTAGAGATTATCGATGGCCAATTGTATGTCCATGATGACAATCCTGTGGTGAAACTTAAGGGTGTTACTTCTGGACGCAAGAAAAAGATTAAAGATCCGGTTGATGTTTCAGTGCGAGGAACATGTTCCAGAACCATTCGGGAACTTTTCATAAATTCTGGTGATACTGAACAATTATTGACCAAAAGTGAACATTCTGTGCGGACCGCATTCAATAGTCAAAATATGGGTTGCAGTATGGAATTATTGCATAAAAATAAAGATGGCATGATGCTGTATGAAGTAACTAGAAAATAGTGTTGTTTTTTGGCACCAGCTGGTTGACATTCTTACCGGTTCGTGTATAATGGTACCTGTTGAATCAGAAAGGAAAGAAAATGAAATACAGTTTTGCGGAAGATGTTGTTTGCGTGGTCTTGATGGCCTTGGCTTTTATCTCCTCTATTATTTTTCTGTTTAGTTATTAATTAATTCCTCGATAGCTCAGCTGGTAGAGCAAAGCACTGTTAATGCTTGGGTCACTGGTTCGAGTCCAGTTCGAGGAGCCATATTGAAGTACATTGCCATAAGACTGGAAAGGGTTCCTAGGCATACCCGATAGAGTAACCTAATTTAAAGGTATCAATCTCTTTTGCCGTCGCAGTGTACTTCAATATGTTGTATTTCGGCAACAACCAGCTTGCCATCCGGTACCATCCGTGTTATACTGTCCTTAATGAATAATGAAAGGTAACAAAATGAAAACCAAAACGATTTTTGAGATTTTCCCTGGAATCTCGGTCTTTGATACAGAACCCGTTGAGGTTCAAAATCCCTTTAGCGGCGATACAATCATGCTGACTCCTGAAGAGGTTGCTGTGTATGATTACTGCCGTGGTTCCGAAATGACAGGAAACTACAAAGGTGTTCGCAAGGCTCTTAGTTGGTTCGCAAAGAACAATCCTACCGCTTACATGGTACTATTAGACTAACTGTTGTTTTTAGGCAACATCATGGTTGCCTATTCCACTGGTACCTGTATAATGGTTATATTGATTGAGATTAGGAGTTATTATGCCAAGAGGCGTACCCCGTGCTGGTTTCCGTAAGACCAAAAACCAATTGAACGGTCCTGTTACCGTCACCCGATATGATGCTCTGCCATTACCTGAATCACGTTTCACCATTAATGAACGATTCGGTTTTATTGCTGACATGATTAAGATGTTGGTCAAAGGCGACCAACCCTCCGTGATTATCTCCGGACCCGGTGGCCTTGGTAAATCCCACGCTATCACCAAGGCTCTGAATGCCAATGGACTGAAAGACCGCACTCTGGTGGATAATGTCG